ATACGTGGTTGGGAGGCCCCACCGGGCGATCTGCGCCGCCGTGCAGTCTTTCGTCGAGGGCGGGTTCCCCGGCTACGACATCCTGATCCTGACCGTCCCGCCTCGGCACGGGAAGTCCGAGATCGTCTCTCGCCGCCTCCCGGCATGGTTCTCGGGGAGGTTCCCCGACAAGAACGTCGTGGTGGCTACCTATGGCGACGAGTTCGCGGCCGACTTCGGCGCCGAAGTCCGGCGCATCGTTCACAGCCCGGCCCATAAGCAAGTGTTCCCGGCGCACAAGCTCGTGCGCGGCGGTACGGCGAAGGATCGCCTCAACACCACCGCCGGTGGCCTGATGTTCTTCGTGGGCCGTGGTGCGGCTCTCACGGGGCGTGGTGCCCATCTGCTCGTGATCGACGATCTCATCAAGGACGACAAGGAAGCGGGGTCTCAGGCGATCCGAGACCAGGCTTGGAACTGGCTCACTCGCGTCGCCATGACGCGGCGCATGGGCAAGCACAAGCCTATGATCCTCACCTTCACCCGCTGGCACAGCGACGACCCGATTGGGAGGCTCATCGACCCGGAGAACCAGTTCTTCCGCCGCGAGTTGGCCGAGCGGATCAAGGTCATCAACCTGCCGGCGCTGGCCGAGGAGGACGACCCGCTGGGCCGCGCCCCCGGCGAGGCGCTGTGGCCGGACGGCCCCGACAGTTTCGACGAGGAATATCTGCGCCGCTACCGCGTTATCGACCCGCTGGGCTTCGCGTCGCTATACCAGCAGCGCCCGACGCTCGCCGAGGGTGACTTGTTCAAGATGGAGGGCGTCCGGCTCTACGACGCTGGGGATCTCCCCGACAACCTGCGCTGGTACGCCTCCTCGGACCACGCGGTATCGACCGATCAGCGGCGTGACCCGAGTTGCTTCGGCAAGGCCGGCGTCGACAAGTACGGGCACCTGTGGCTTGACGAGCTATTCTGGCAGCGCGTCGCTTCCGAGGTCGCTGTCGAGACCATGCTCCATATGGGCACCGGGCCGCGGCAACCGCTCATCTGGTGGGCCGAGCGTGGCCACATCTCCAAGTCCCTCGGGCCGTTCCTAAAGAAGCGCATGGCCGAGACGAACCGATACTTCAACGTCGTCGAGGTGACGCCGATCGGCGACAAGGCGAGCCGGGCGGCCTCGGCCGTGGCCCGATGGAACATGGGGATGATCCACCTCCCCGCGGCGGCGCCATGGACGGAGCGGTTCATTGCCGAGTTGATGGCGTTTCCGAGCGGCAACCACGACGACGCCGTGGACATGCTCTCGCTTCTCTGTCTCGGGCTGCGGGTGCAGGTGCCCGCGTCGGCGCCGACGGCGAAGAACGTCGAGCCGAAGTACGGCACGCTTAACTGGATTCGAGCGCAGCAGAAGCGTGACGACGCCGATGCGCGGCAACTCCGATATGGAGGCTTTTGATGGACGACTACGCTGGCTCCGACGAGATGGCCGAGGGCTCCACGATCCAGGAGAACGGCAGCGCCGTCGAGGAGAAGGTGGGCAATCCGCCGATCTCTCCTGCGGACGAGCTGCTGGTGAAGAAGCTGCTCACGCGCGTCAAGGCCGACCAGGAGCACCACAAGGACGCCTTCGCCCGGATGCGGGCCGACATGGAACAGGCGCGTCTCGGCGCGACGAAGAAGTGGGCCGAGCACAACTACACCGCCAACATTACCGGCAGGCATATCCGGCAGCAGGTCTCTACCCTCTACGCCAAGAATCCCAAGGCCATCGCGCGGCGCCGCGCCCGGCTCGACTTCCAGATTTGGGACGAGAACGAGCAGTCGCTTCTCGCGGCCATGGACATCGTGGCGCAGGCGCAGGCCGCCATGCAGGGGGCGATGGCCGCGGACCCCGTGGGCGTCGCCATGCAGCCGCCTGTCATGCCTCCGGAGGTGATGCAGGCACAGGCCCTCGTTGCCGACTTCCAGGCAGGCATGGAGGAGCGGCAGACGGTCGACAAGATCGGCAAGACCCTCGACGTGCTGTTCGCGTACTTCATGGAGGAGCAGCAGCCGGTCGACTTCAAGACGGCCATGAAGCAGCTCGTCCGCCGGACATGCGCAACGTGTGTTGGGTACGCCGAGATCGGGTTCCAGCGCGCCTACGAGCAGAACGAGGTTGTGGTCGGGAGGATCGCCGACGTCCGGGGGCAGCTCGCGCATATCAAGGCGCTGATGCGGAACTTGCAGGACGGGGAGGAGTCCGACAACCAGCAGGCGAAAGCGCGGGAGCTGGAACTGTCGCTGCAGTCGTTGCAGGAGCAGGAGTACGTGCTGCTCCGCGAGGGGCTGGTCTTCGATTTCCCCGAGAGCACCCACGTCATCCCGGATCGTCGTACCCGGAACCTGACGGGGTTCGTCGGAGCGCGGTGGCTGACGATCCAGTATCTCTATTCGCCCGAGGAGGTGCTCGGGCTGTTCGGCATCGACCTGGGCCGCGAGTTCAATGCCTACACGCAGGACGGCAAGAAGGTCGACGACGCTGGCGCGACCCGTCGGGACGAAGTAGACGCGGAGGAGTACGCTTGCGTGCTCAAGCACTATGATCGCCAGTCCGGCCAGTGCTACTACCTCTGCGATGGCTACAAGGGCTTCCTGCGGCCCCCGGCTCCACCCGACGTCTATGTGGAAGGCTTCTGGCCCCTCTATGCCCTCACGTTCAACGAGGGCGAGGACGACAAGGAGTTGTTCCCCCCGTCCGACGTGGCCCTGCTCCGCGACATGCAGGCCGACTACAACACGTCCCGGCAGGGCAAGCGCGAGCATCGCCGCGCCGCCCGGCCGCGCTTCGTGTCGGTTCGTGGCGCCCTCGACGACGAGAGCAAGACCCTGCTCTCGGATTCCGAGCCTTTCAGCGTCACCGAAATAAATCTGACCGGCGACAATACCGACGTCGCCAAGGTGATTCAGGCGATCCCGATGCCGGGCGTCGACCCGAACATCTACGACGTGGGCGAAATCTACACCGACATGCAACTCGTTGTGGGGACGTCCCCGAGCAACGTAGGCGCGACGGCCAAGGGGGAGACCGCTACCGGCGAGGCTCTGGCCGAGGACAGCCGCTCCTTGGCTGCCGGATCGGCTGCAGATGACCTCGACGCCTTCCTATCTGCCGTCGCTCGCGCCTCGGGGCAGGTGCTCCTCCGCGAGATGTCTCCCGAGTCGGTGATGAAGATTGCCGGGCGCGGTGCCGTGTGGCCGCCGATGACGCTCGAAGACATTGCCGGCGAGGTCTACCTCGAGATCGAAGCGGGCTCGTCTGGCAAGCCCAACGCAGCGCAGGAGATCCGCAACTGGCGCGAGATGCTCCCTTACCTGATCCAGATGGGCAAGATCGACCCGATGTGGCTGGCCGAGGAGTCGCTCAAGCGCCTCGACGATCGCCTCGACCTGACCGACGCCCTCGGGGAGCAGTTCCTCCCGATCGTGGCTATGAGCCGCATGGCCGGATCGCAGATGGGGTCGGACCCGGGCTCCGCGCCCGACCAGCAGGGGAGCCAAGGCGGCGCCAATGGCGCCCCTGCGCCTTCCCCCCCCGCTGGGGGCGAGCGTGGCATGGGCGCGAACAACATGGGTTGACGTTGTATTCCGTCTGACCTACAGTTGCCATACACAACGGTACGAATCAGACAGGAGAAGTTGATGCGTCGTAGTAGCCTTGGCCCCAGCGACGCGAAGATGGACGCTGCGCTCATTCGCAATTTGCAACGGCTTGCCGAGGCTCGTGCAGCCGAGATCGCCCGCCTGACCGCCGAGAACGCCGAAGCCGGAAGGCGCCTCGCTGAAAAGGAAATGGCGCTGAGCGACGCGGCCAAGCTGCGGGCGCAACTGACCGCCGAGAACGAGGCGCTGCGGGCGGTGGTCGCGTATGTGCGGAAGACCCTGGCCATGAGAAGCTTCGCGCATCTGCCGGACTTCGCCCGCCTCGACGCCCACGCCAAGCAGGCGGAACCGAAGTGATCTGGCGCAATTCGGAAGGTCCGCTCACAGTCATGATGGACAATGTTCTGGCATCAAGGATGGGGCACGCCGCAAGGGCCGCTGCGGCGTCTCCAGGCGGCGACAGAATCGACACGGGCCTCGGGCTGCTGCGTCTCCTGACAGATGCGGGGTTCGAGGTTCGCTATGTCGGTGAACCCGCCCAGCCCTCTCAGGCACAGCAAGCCGGGGTGACGGAGGCGATGGTGGAGGCGGCATTTGATGCGTGGTGGGAGCACTTCGACGGGCCGTTCATCGGCACCAAGGGCGAGCATCCGAGCTACGATGCCGCCGTTCGCAAGGGCCTGGGCGTCGCCCTCACCGCCGCCTTGAGCGCACAGCAAGGGGAGGGCGAGTGACGGAATATCGCCAGCAGTGGCGCGACGCTACAAGCCGCCAGCCTCCGCCGCCCCCGAAGAGAATCGGCTACCCATCCGGAGCCTCGTGGGGCCATGACCGGCGAAAAGGCGTGTCCGATACGTCCTTATTGCCGTCCGACAAAACATCCGCTAACATACGCCGCGACTGACCCCCAACCGGAGGTAGACCGTGGGCGTAGAAGATCAGGACTCGGCATCGCCCGACGAGTCCGCGACTGTTACCCTGGACGACGCTTCCATCGTAGAGGCTCACGCTGAAACGGTCGATGCACCTGCGGACCCGTCCCCCGCGGCCAAGGACGAAAAGACGCTCCTTTCGGTTGTGCGCGATGCCGTGCAGCCCACCAAGGACGCCGCGGACCCGTCCCCCGCAAGTGCAAGCGACCACCAGGCCGCGAAGTCGGCGGAACCCGACAACGAAGCTTTTGCCGACGTTCCGTTTCACAACCACCCGCGGTTCCGCGAGCTGATTCAGCAGCGGAACGACCTTCGAGCCCCGGCCGAAAGCTACCGGAAGATCGAGGCGTTTCTCGTCGAGAACGCCATCGAGCCCAAGGAAGCCTCGGACGCCCTCAACTGGACGGCGCTGATGAAGCGCGATCCAGAGCAGGCGTGGGCGCAGATCAAGCCCGTGATCCAGGATCTTCTCCTGACCATCGGCGAGGTACTGCCCCCGGATCTTCGCGCCCAAGTCCAGTCCGGCCAACTCCCGGCTGACGTGGCGAAGGCGCTGGCGAAGGAGCGCGCCAAGGCGACAATCGCGCAGGGGCAACTGTCCTACCGCGATAAACAGACCGAGGCGCAGCGCAAGCGACAGGAGACCGATGCGGCCTCCGAGAAGCACGCGGCAGTAGTTGCCGCAGCGCGGGCGTGGGATACGGCGAAGCGGACAGGGCCGAACAAGGACCCGGATTTCGCGAAGAAGGAGCGTCGCCTCAAGAGCGAGGTGCTGCTTCTGCAGCGCGAAGATGGGATCCCCGACACGCCCGAAGGCGTCAAGGCGCAGCTCGACAAGGCTCTCAGGGCCGTGAATGCCGAGTTCGCCGCTGCGGTGCCCCGGCGTCCGGGGATTACGCCTGTCACTGGTGGGAGCGTTTCAGGAAGCCCCCGTGCCCAGCCGAAGTCGATCCTCGAGGTCGTCCAGTCGGTCGGGGCGCGGTAGTCCAGGGAAACGGACCCGATGCCTTACACGGCAGCAGAACTCGCGAACATCAACAACTCCGCTCTCGACTTCTATCTCGAGAAGGGGAAGCTCACTGCTCAGAACGTCCAGGAGAAGCCGATGGCCGCCGCTTTCGACAGCGCGGCCGGCACCTTCTCGGGGGGCAAGGGCGAAGTCTCGGTCGGTGTCAAGACCGGCCAGGGCGGCGGCACGATCGCCGGTTACCAGGGTGACGATCAGGTCACGTACTACAACCCCACCCCGGCGAAGCGGGCGGCGTACCCCTGGAAGGAGCATTTCATCGGCATCGGCTTCACCCACTCGGAGCTGAAGGTCGACGGGATCACCGTCACCGAGAACGACGCCTCGCAGTCGACCTCGCCGAAAGAGGGCCGCGAGCAGCACGTTCTCGCCGAGATCCTCGAGGAGAAGTACGAGGCGTTCGACGAGGACTACAAGGTCTCGTGGGACGGCCTGATCCACGGCGACGGCACGACCGACACGAAGTCTCTCGCCGGCGTCCAGGCGTTCATCCTCGCCGACCCGAGCCTCGGTTCGACGGGCGGGATCTCCCGCACGGCGAATACCTGGTGGCGGAACCGTGCGGCCACGGCCGCAGCCAACTCGGCAGGCAGCGGCTTCAACGCAATCTCCTCGGCCTCGACCGGCGGTGGTGTGCTCCTGACTTTCCTCCAGAAAGAGCGTCGCCAGCTCAAGCGGTACGCCGCCGGCTCCCCGCTCCGGCACAAGTGCTTCGCCGGCTCGGACTTCATCGCCGCGATGGAGGCGGAGATCCGCGCCAACGGCAACTACTCCATGACCGGCTTCCGTGACAAAGCGACCAACGACGGCTCGCAGGGGACCGAGGAAGGGGTGCCGTTCGGCTCCTGGAACTTCGTCTACGATCCGACCCTGGACGACCTGAGCCTCCCGAAGCGCGCGTACATCATCGACATGGCGTCGATCAAGCTGATGTACATGCGCGGCGAGAAGAAGAAGCGGAGCAACCCGGCACGGCCGCACGACCGCTTCGTCATGTACCAGGGCGTCACCACGACGGCGGTGATGTGCGCCAAACGGCTGCGGACCTCCGGCGTGTACGACATCGCCTGATCGCGTGACGGCGGGGCGCACGAGGCGCCCCGCCAACCCCTTTCCTCTGAGGAGGCCAACATGGCTTTCAAGCTAATCGAACTGGTGCTCGCCGCGGCCGTCCTCGACGACGGGACCGTCGCCAGCATCGCCTACCCCTCGGGCACGGTCGCGTCGCAGTTCACCGGGGCCAACGCCTCGGCGACGGGCAAGGTCGTCATCAACGACAACGATGTGTGGACCGAGGCGGCCGCGGACATCATCATCACCTACGGCGCGACGATCACCCTGACGAACAAGTCGGACACGACCTGGGCGGCCGGGTCGACGGTGCTCCTGGAGCTTCGCTACCAGGACGCCGCGGACGCATCGAACTTCCTCGACGCCGACTACCCCGCTGGCGCCGACTTCGTGTACATCCCCGATGCCGCGGCCTATACCGTGCTCGCCGCCAATTCGGGGAAGCCGCACCTCCTGCCCGACTTCACGTCGACCTGCACGATCGACCTCCCGCTCCCCGCCGCTGGACTCGACTTCGAGTTCATCTCCATCAACCGGGTGGCCGACGCGCAGAACGCGGTGATCGACACGCAGTCGGACACCAACTTCTTCCTCGGCGCCGTGTACCACCAGGACACGGATGGAGGTACGATGGCGGTCGTGTCCCCGGACGGCAACTCCAACTCGAAGCTGACCCTCGTCACGCCCTCGGCGGGGACGTTCGTCCGCATGATCGCGGATGGAGTGAACTGGACCTTCCTCAAGAGCCACGTCTGCTCCGCCACCGTGCCGAGCTTCGCCGACCAGTAGTGTCTACGAGGCGGGGCGCTACGGCGCCCCGTCATCCTCCAACCTGAAAGACGCACCCATGCAGCTCGTCAACTGCCTCATCGCCCTCGGCGGCGACCCACGCAACACCGTCCCGAAGCACGGCATCACCGTGGCCGAGGCCCATCTCCTGCGCGCCATCCACGGCCACGAGGCCCTGCTCGACGTGCAGCCGCTCGACGATGAGAGCGACGTGCAGCCCCGAGCCGAGATCGTGCGCCTCTCCGAGATCTATTTCGCTCGCGACGAGGACGGCAACAACCTCGTCGGAAAGGTCTTCGCCGGCGGCGCCGCCTCGGTCCCGATGGAAGTCGCGGACCTCGACCTGCCGGAGACCGCCTATCGCGTCGTCCAGCGCGTCACCGCGCCTGCGCCCAAGCGCAAGCGCGTGAAGGCGGAGCCGGCCTCCGCGGTGAAGCCGGTCGACGATGGCAGCGACGACGTGGACGAGGTGTTCGCGTGATCGACAGTTCCAGCGACGACCGCACCGCCAACAACGCCGTGCGCCACCAGTACCGCGTTCTGAGCGACAATGAGAAGGCGCAGATGGTCGCGCTCAAGGATCTCGGCGCGGCGTTCCTCGCCAAGTGCGACGAGATCGGCGCGAGCCGGGAGCTGGCGCTCGCGAAGACCAACGCCGAGCAGGCGGTGATGTGGGCCGTGAAGCACGTCACCCGATAACCGACAGGGGGCGAGAATGGCTCGCAACAAGACGCTGATCTCGCTCCTGCAGGACTACCGCATCGAGGTAGGCGCCTCCTCCAATCCCGCGCACAACGCGAACGCCCGCGACGCGCAGGTGCTCGCCCTGCAGAAGACGCAGGAGCGGCTCTGGCGCAAGCACGACTGGCCGCACCTCCGCGTCCGCCGCTTCCTCGACCTGCAAGCCGGGCAGCGGTACTACGACTCCCGCGGCGCCAAGCTAGCGGACGGTACGCCCTCGGCGGACCTGGGGATCGAGCGGCTCGAGACGATCGAAGTTCGCTGGGGTGACGAGTGGACGCCGGTCCTCCCGGGCATCGGGGCGGCGCAGTATTCGACCTACGACTCGGACCTCGACGAGCGGTCGTGGCCGGTCGAGCGGTGGCAGGTCTACGAGGACGAGCAGATCGAGATCTGGCCGATCCCCGCCTCAAACGCCGACACGACCACCCTCGACGGCCGACTGCGGCTGGTCGGCATTCGCGACCTCCGCGCCTTCGTCGCCGACGACGACCGCGCCGACCTCGACGACGACCTGATCGTCAAGTGGGGCGCGATCAAGGCGCTGTCGCGCAGCGGCGGCAAAGACGCGCAGGTGGTGCTGGAGGAGGCCAAGCGGATCGAGGCCGACCTCACCGCGGGCTTCACGAAGTCCAAGGTGTTCTCGCTTTCCGGCCGCCCCCTCAGGAGCACCCGCTGCCCGAAGGGTCCGGCCCGCGTCCACTACCGCGTGAACGAGACCTGAGTCGTGGGGAGCATATGGGTTCGCGAATTTAGGGCCGGGCTCGACACCCGGCGCCTGCCGGAAACGCTGCCCGGCGGAAGCCTGATCCACGCGCAGGACTGCCACATCACGCAGGGCGGGGAGATCGAGCAGCGCGCTGATTTCGTCCCGGTATGGGTGGCGCCGGAGGGGACGTGCGTCGGGCTGGCCGCAGATGAGGAGCACCTCGTCGTGTTCGGTCACGCGGCCTCGGCCCCCGACGGGCTCCCGACCGGGATCATCTATCAGCAGCTCGTCCACCCCGAGGACGGCGACGTGGCGTTGATCGGCGTCCCGGCGTGGCAAATCTACGGTGGCGAAGTCGCCGCGGTGGGGCTTTTCGAGGAGAACGCGGACTTCCGCCGCTACCTCTACCTCAACGCCGTCCACGTCTCCGACGCCAACGCGCCGCCGCAGAGAGGGGGCGAGCCCGTATCGCTCGGCATGTCAGGGTCGAAGCTGTTCGTGGGGGCCGGCCCGGCATTCTACTTCTCCGACAACGAGGACGGCGACGACTTCACGAACACCGGCGCCGGCTTCTTCAACATGGCGTTTCGCATCGGCAACGGTGCGAGTGTCCGGGCCTTCTCGGACTACGAGAAGCTGCTGGCCGTGTTCTCGGATCGGGCCATAACGACGTGGGTTGTCGACGCCGACCCGGCCAACATGGCGCTCGTCCAGGTCATCAGGGGCTTCGGCACCTTCGCGTCGCGCACGGCGATCCAGTTTCGCGGCGCCGACGTGCTGTTCTACGACCTCTCGGGCATCCGCAGCCTCCGCGCCCGCGACTCTTCCGGCACGGCGCAGACCGCTGACATCGGCAGCCCGGTCGACAAGCTGACGTCGACGGCGGTCGAGAACACCTCCGTCGAGCAGCGTGAGTTCGCCGCGGCGATCATCGAGCCTCGAACCGGCCGGCTGTGGTTCTGCATCGGCGACACGATCTTCGTCCTCTCCCACTACGACGTGACGAAGGTGACCGCCTGGTCGATCTACAAGCCGGGTTTCGTGGTCGACGGCATCGCCGTCCTGCACGATCGGGTGTACCTGCGCTCGGGCGACACGATCTACGTCTATGGGTCGGAGACCGGCCCCTACCAGTACAGCAGCAACGTGCAGGCCGAGGCGTGGCTGCCCTATCTCGACGCCAACGTGCCGACGCAAACCAAGTCGCTCGAGGGCGTCGACGCCGCGGTGCGCGGCACATGGGAGATCAGGGTAGGCTACGACCCGCGCGACCTCGACGCCAGCGACCTCGTGGCGCGCGTCACGAACACCACCTACCCCGACCCGCGCGTGCCCGTCGTGCAGGGGGAGGGGACGCACATAGGGCTGCGCTTCACCTCTCTCGCGCCGCTTTCGTCGAGCGAGCCGGCGGTGCTCTCCGCTGCCGTGATCCACCACAACCTCGACGACCCGACAGACTCGCCGGGCTCGTGATGGACGTTCGCCTCATCCACGCCGAGGACTATCCGGCCCTGTGCCACCTGGCGATAAGCGCCGCCGCGGAGAGTGAGGCCGGACTTGGCTTCGACGAGCCCTCCTTCCGCGAGTCTTTCACTCGCTGCTTCACCGGCGACCTGACGTGCTGGGTGTGCGAGGATGCGGGGATCGTCGGCTTCATGCTGGCGCGCATCGACGGCTTCCGATTCGCGGCTGGACTGGCGACAGTCGCCGAGGTACTATACGTCACGCCCGCCAAGCGCGGCTCTCGGGCACCCGCACTCCTCATCGACGAATTTTTCCGGTGGAGTGAGATAGTGGGCGCCCGGCGCAAGTACCTCGGCATCAACAACGCACTGCACCCCGAGCGCACGGCCCGCTTCTTCGAGCGGTACGGCGCGCGGCGTGTCGGCGTCTATCTGGCGGTTGGCTGATGGCGAAGGGCGGCGGCAACGACGAGGCCGAGCGGGCGCGCAGGGACGAG